CGGCGCCGGGGATCTCCCACTTTTCGAGTTCCAGTTTCACCAGGTGTTGCGCCCGGCGCTCGGTTCGCACCAGGTCAGGGATCGGCAGCAAAGCATTGAACCGCGCCAAGCTGCTGGCCAGCTGCTCAAGGCGTGTCGCCAAAAACAGGATCGACAGTGCGTACTGCGGCCCGCTCGGGCGCCCGCTGTCGCTGGCGTCCTCAAGTTTTTTGGCGAGATGTTCCAGCGCATTCGGCGCTGACAGAAATCGCTGATACCCCGCGCCCTGCCCCACACCGTTTTGAAACGGCGTTACCACCAGGCACGCAGGCACTTGATCCATTTGCTCGGCCAGCGCCTTGCGTCCGGCCGCGATCGCGCTTTTGGCCATATCACCTACCGGCCCCGGGTTGGTGTTGGCCAGCCCGCTCAGACCCGCCAGGCGCTGGGCGGTGCTGGCCAGCTCGCCGCCGGCCACATCCTTGGCTGCTGACAGCTCGCCGAGCCACTGAGTGGCCTGCTCTGGCCAGCGCATAGTCACCGGTGCCCAGGTCATGCCGGCGCCGTCCAACGGATGGCTTTCATCGCTTTCAGGTTTTTGTCTTTTTGCGCCTTTTCCACAGCCAGGCGTAACGCCTCGGCATGCTGCTGCGCGGCTCGTCGGAACCGGACCAGATCAAGGCTGACTTGCTGCAACTGGGCGATGGTGTGCGGCCGGAAGGCCAGCACCTGGTCGATGTCATAGCAGGCATAGACGTCGTCGAGACCCAGCAGCACCTGGCCGTTGAGATTCACCTGATCATCGATGGCGCTGCTGTAGCGGTACGGCTCGCCCAATGCGCTGGAAGTAAAACCGCCCGCGAGGTAGGCGGCGCAGCCGGTGGCGATCGCTTGTAGCTTCTCGTCACGCAGGGTCGCCAGAACCGCTTCGATATCGTCTACCCAGCCGCCATTTTTCCAGACCTGATTTGGTCCGGGCTTTTTCATGGTGTATCCCGTTGGCACCGCTTCGAAGCCTTCCAACGTTCGCGGCTCGCCGGTAACGATGCTGTACACCACGACGCCGCCGAAGTAATCCACCAACTGCCACGCCTTGCCGTTCCACCATGCAGCTTTTTGCTCCGGTACTGCAGGCGGCTTCACTTCGACGCAACCACCAGGAACCAGATATACGCCCGGCTCCAGCGGCGATTCATCGGCCGTTACGGCTCCAATGAAAATGCCCAAGTGGTCGGTTTGATATACGAGTTTTTCAGTCATGCTCGACCTCAATACTTGATGCAGAAAAGGAGAGACAGGTTTCGAGGGCGCGTCTCGGCGCCGCCGGCTGCGGCCACAGAGATGGCATGGCTGTGAGCACCGGCCCAGTCGATGCCCACGTTATGGCCGTGGGCGCCGGCAGCGCCTATACCAACGTTGTGGGCGTGAGCACCCGCCCAATCGGTCGGAGCCGTGGTGCCGTTCTGCAGATTTGCTGTCGTGAAGTTAGGACTGCCACCGCCGACGTTATTGTTTTGCGCTCGTGGGGCGGTGTGCTGGTGGTTTCCCTGCACATCAGTCCATGCAGCGTGACTGTGCTCGCCTTGCGCATCCGTCCAAGCGGCGTGTAGATGGTTGCCGACTTCACCGGCTGAAGCGCCGTGGTTGTGAGATTGAATCAGCATGTCCTGATAAGCGCCGAACGCTCGCCCCGGATCAAGGCCGCGACCGTCGTCCCAGCCTCGTGGAAACAAACCGCGCATGTCGGGCAGATTGAAAGTCGTTGATCCATCGCCGGCGCCGTAGTGCGCGCCGAGCAATGCAAACAGTCGCGCATAGGTTGTGCGTGAGACGGCCGCACCATTGCACTTCAGCCATCCTTCAGGCGCCCAAGAGATGGCAAAGCCTGCCACCATGCCAGTCATGGAATCCCCGACTTGTTTCTGCAGTTTGTTCAGCGCGGCCGTAGACGCCACGATCTGGCTGCTGTTGGTAGCCGGATCGTCGCTGATGGCGTTCGGAAGATTGCCCAGTCCGACGTCTGCTTTGGTCGTGGCCCGGGCGCGCAGTAACGGATAGTCGCCAGTACGAGAAGCGAGGTATTTGATCAACGCACCGCCGACGGGCTCGGGATCGCGCAAGTCCACGATGTTGGTTGGCGATATGAAATCGGCGATTGGTACACAGTAATGGCGCACACCAGCGGCGTCGGTATAGTCGGCCTGTTCACCAAACACCACTTTCCACGCAGCCACCCGATCGTTCAACTGGCGCTCGAGGCACACGTCTAAACAGATTTTGCCTACTGGGATTACTTCCTGGACGGCCTCTGCCTTCGCGATCGCCACGCGGATGCCCTCGACGTAGGCCGTGCCACCGTTAATCTGGTAACCGGTCTCCGCTTTTTCGAACATCAGTGAATCACTGAAAAAGAACGCTCGTCCGTAGAGATTGCGATTGCTCAGGCGCTCGCGCTCGTCGATGCCGGCAAGGCGCACCGTGAAATCATGCTGCCAAGTGCTGGCATCGATCTTCACACCGGTGAGCTGCATCGCACCGTCAAAGGCCACCAGAAAATTGCGGGTGACGTTGTTGCCGATCTGCTCCGGCGGAATGTTCCTGCGTTTTTGCTGCAGCGGCACCGACGACGCAGCGAACAAGATTCCGTCGGCGTCCTCGAGGCCGACCCAGTTGAAATCCCAGTCTCCGATGTCCGACCCCAACTGGGCGCTGTACACCACCTGGTTCGGGTTCACGTAGCCGGCATTTTTTTCCGGGATCGTATAAACGTGGACGATCTGTTCAGCGGGTGGCTTGCCGGCAGCGCGATCGAGCGGCTTGGTCGGGTCAAGCCCCGGCACATTGGCAAAGATGAACTGGGTAACAATCAGCGGCTGCTGCAGGCTTTGTTTCAGGGCGATTTGGCTTTCGCCGGCCAAGGTAATACTGGCGCTCACGGTGCGCTCCTACAGGCTGGCGACCAGCGTTTGCTGGTCGTCGTTGAAGTCAATCAGGGCGATTTGCAGCCCTACGGGGGTGATGGTGACGAAGTCATAGCGCCGGCACGTTCGGCCGTATTGCTGGATCAACACACGCAGCAACTCGGGGTTCAGAGACAGCTGAGCGTTGCTGAATTTGAGCAGCACGACGTCCCAATCCCGATCGGGCTGACGCTCCTCGATCTCGACGTAACCCACACCGAGGCGCTGGAATATGCGTTTCAAGCCGGCGGTGCTGCCGGCGTCGACCGAGTTGATAAACGCGTATTTCACGCGCAGCCGAAACAGGGATTCGGGTTCGCCTTTGAACCGCGTCACGTCTCGCTGCCAGGCCCACAACTCAAGAATGTTCAGGTGGCAGGTGTCGGGATCGATCTGCGAATAAGGCCAGCGCAGCCAGCCAGTCACGGTTTCCCACCATGCCTGGGCAGCGGCCACCAACTTCGACAGCTCGGTGCCGCCGAGCCAGAACGGCAGTTTCAGTTTGTTCATTGCACGTCCACCTTAAGCGACGCCAGGCGCGGAATATCCAATCCGCTGGTGATGTCGACGCCAGGGGTGAACCGCAGTGATGCGATATCGGCGAACTGCTGGTGCAGTTCTTCTGCGAGTCGACTGAAGCTGAAACGCGACTGTGGATAAGTCAGCGTGGGTTGATAGTCGCGGGGCGTGCTTTCTCGAAACGCTGCACGGATGAACAGCTCGACCTCAGCTTTGAGCGTGTCGACCTGCTCGGCGCTCAGGTTGGGCTGCGGCCAAAGCGTCATTTCCACGTCTACAGGGACTTCGGGCATGACCATGGCGAGCAGATCATCGCCGTGGCCGTGATTACCCTGGTCGCGGATATGCGAATTGATCTGCTCCAGGTAAGTCGCCGCCGGCACGCCCGCATCGAACAGCACAAAGGCATTGGCACTGCCCGGCCCACGCGGGGCGCCGTGCTCGAAATAGACGCCATCCGGACGCACGCCCGGGAAGGCTGAAATCATGGCGCGATACACCGCGTCGGTGTGCCATTGGTTTACCGCCGAGAACTGGTTGCGCACGCGCAAGCGCAGCTGGTCGTTCGGCTCCGGATCCGCACCTGGTGACTCCAGCCAACCGTCCTTGTTCACGACCTGGATAATGCCCGGTACCGGCACCGGCAAGATCGCGTAGTAGCCCGGGGCAAGATTGAAACCACTGCCGGAATCGACCGCCTCCACCGGTACGTCCAGTTGCAGCTGACCCGCAACGAATGTCGCCGGCGCCGTGGTAATCAACTGGTAGACGTTGCCGTTGATCGCGGCAGACTGGACCACAATGCCTTTTTCCAGCTCCAGGACACCGTCCGGCAAAGCCCGGGTAAACAGCAATTTTCCCCGAGCCTTGGTAGCGCCTTTGCGCTCGACGTTGACCGCCCAAGCGAGCGTGTCCAGCCAAGCGTCCGCCGCTGTTTTCACGAAGAAGTTGGGCAGCACCGTCAGGCACATAAAGTCCAGCAGCCACAGCACCGGCTTGGTCACCAGTGCGGTCATCACTCGCCAGAACGGCGAATAGCTGCTGGTGTTGGCCACTTTGGCGCCCTGGGATTCCACCTCCTTTTCCCACGCGGCCTTTAGCCCGGCCTCGGTGGTCGGGATGCCGGCGTCGGCGATCACTTTTTTAAAGTCGACCTGGCTCACAGACTTACCTCAATCGAACCAAATTTCAGAGTTTTCGCAGTGACCAGGTACACGCCTGGTTCCTGCTGGGTGATGCGCGCCGTACCCGGCACCAGGCGCTGGTCATCCTCCACCAACAGCTCCAACTGCTGGATGCAGTCGCGCTGACGCAGCCGATCGCGTTCGGCGACCAACGTCACCAGCAGCCCGCTGTCGCGGATCATGTGGGCGATGTCCTGGGCGATACAGGCTCGGTCATCGATCAGCAGCGGCTGGCGGGACGGATCCATTGCCAGGTCGTTATTGACGATCAACAGGTCTACGTACTCGCTCATCCGCCCACCGCCATAGCGACCATGTTTTCCACTTCCAGCGGATTCATCGGTTTGCTGGTGTGAATGTTCACGTTCTCCACATGCGTGCCCTTGTTCTGGCTGCTGTTTGTGTTCTGGATGCTGGTCAACAGGCCACCGGGCGGCACCGCTGCAGGGCGCGCCGGTGAAAGGCTGGGAATGGCCGCGTTGATGGTCTGCTGGGCTTTCTGCGCGGCGTTGGCGGTGTCGGCGGCATTGGTGGCAGCATCAACACCAGGCACCTCTGGCATGCCGCCGAAACGCGCTTCGATGTTCACGCCCGGGATGCTGTTGAGCAGCTCGATCACGCCGTTAACGGCCTTGGTGAAAATGCCGACGATGCTGTCCCATGCCGCCTTGGCCATGCCTGACCAACCGCCCATAGAGTTGAACCAGTCGGCCAGTTTCTGGAGCTTGTCGGCGACGAACTGGAACGCGGCCGTATTCATCAGAGCCGACGTCCATTCGTCCCAGTAGTGGACGGCCGCAACAATGACCGCCACCAAGGCGAGAACACCAACCACGATCCATACCATCGGGTTGGCCAGCAGCGCCGCGTTGACCAGCCAGATCGCGCCCTGCCACAACAGCATGGCGCCGCGTACCAGGGCGAGGCCCGCGCTGAGGGTGTAGATCACGGCCATGTAAGCCAGGATCGCGAGTTTCTGCAGCACGAAGCCGGCAACGGTGCGCAGGTTCAGCAACTGGACGACTTTCCACACCGACACCAGACCCAGCCAGGTCATCCGCGAAATCCCAACGACCAATGTCAGCAGCGACATGGCGCCAACGATGCCCATAATCGTCAGTGCGGTGATGCCGATCACGCGGGTGATGTTGGGAAACAGCTGCGACCAGCGGACCAGGGTTTTGCCGATATCCACCATCTTGTTCATGAACGGCGTCAGCACCGGGATCAACACCTGGCCAAACACCACACGCATGACCTCGACCAGGGAGGCCCACTGCTGCCAAGGGTCCACCATAGCCCGGGCCATCTGCTCGGCATTCTCCAACCCGCGCACCTTGCCCAACTGCTCGATGCCGTTACGCAACCGATCGGTGTCCTTGGCCAGCGCGCCGATCACCTGGGCGCCCTCACCGCCGAAAGCCTCCATCAACTTGGCGCCGGCCGATGCGCTGGTCAGATCACCGAACTTGCCCTGCAGCTTGTCCAGGATCGCCATCATCGGCAGCACCTTGCCCTGCTGGTCGGTGAACTTCATCCCGAGTTTGTCCGACGCCGCGCCGATGTTTTCGAAAAACGCCTTGTAGCGTCCGCCGGCATCGCCGCCTTCCATGGTGCTGCTGAGCGTGCCGATCACTGCCATCTGCTCAGCCAGGTCGACGCCGGATGTGGTGGCGATCGCGCCGGCTTCCTTGAAAGCGTCTTTCATCGCAGCGCCGCTGGTGCGAAACAGCTGCACGGCCAGCGCCGTCTGCCCGCCGAGTTTTTCCACCCACGCGCCCTTCCCCATCGCATCCGCTTGGGACTTCTGCAGGTTGTAGAGCGTGCCGACGTATTCACCCATGGTTTCAGCGTCGGTCTTGGT